CTCACGTGGAGATTTTTTTTGAGCGAAGGGGATTTTCCGGAAGTCGATCTTTTCGGCAACCCGTCCAGCCCGCGCCGTGAGGGCCGAGGGCGCCCGCCGCATGTCCGGACCCTTGAAAGCTCAAATAAGGTGCTGTTGGCGTTCGTCAGCGGTCGAACCGTCAAAGAGGCAGCAATGGCGATCGGGGTGTCCGTTCCTACTTTGCGGACGCATTATTCTTCCGAGCTGGAAAAACGCGGTTCGGCGGCCTTGATGTTCGAAATGGTTCAATTGAACCGGCTGAACGAGAAGGCAAAGGCCGGCAGCGTGTCGGCTGAGAAGGAATTGGCACGACGCTTGGATAAGGCGCGCCTCGATCTCCTTTCCGATCAAGCGTCGCGAAATGCTCGCGCACCAAAACCGGCCCCGCTGGGCAAAAAGGCGGCGATGCAAAAGGAGGCGGACGAATTGCGCGGGCAGTATGAAGCGCCGCCTCCGCCTCCTGGGCTGCTGAACTGACATGTCGATTTTGGTGACGCAGCCGACTTGGTCGACCGCGTGCCTGGATTGGGAGCAGCGAATCGTCGAGCGCCGCTCGCTAGTGCCGTTCGCGCCACTATTCCCGTCCGAGGCGGCAGCGGCGCTGGAAGTTTTCAAGTCGCTGCGAATGGTCGACGTCGCGGGGCAGCCGACGTTTGGCGAGGCATGTGAGCCGTTCGTGTTCGATCTGGTCGAAGCGATCTTTGGCGCATACGACCCGAACAGCGGACAGCGGCTTATCGAAGAATTTCTGCTGTTGATCAGCAAGAAGAATGGCAAATCGACGATCGCGGCGGGCATCATGCTGACGGCGCTGATCCGCAACTGGCGGCACGGAGCATCGCTGAGCATCCTGGCACCGACGCAGAAGGTGGCTGGCAACAGCTTTGGCCCTGCTGCGGCGATGGTGCGCGCGGATCCAACGCTTCGCGTGATCCTTCACGTCATCGATAACCAGCGTCTGATCAAGCATCGAAAGACGGGTGCCGAATTGCAAGTTATTGCGGCCGACACCGGAACGGTCGGCGGCAGCAAAGCCGGGTTCGTGCTGGTCGATGAGCTGTGGCTGTTCGGCAAGCGGGCAAACGCTGAATCGATGCTGGAAGAGGCGACGGGTGGTCTGGCTTCACGTCCCGAGGGATTCGTCATTTACCTGACGACGCACAGCGATGAGCCGCCGCGAGGCGTGTTCAAAGATAAGCTCGACTATTTCCGTGGCGTCCGCGATGGCAAGATCATCGATCCGCGCAGCTTCGGAATGCTCTACGAGTGGCCGGAGCAGATGCGCGAAGACGAAGCCTATCTGGACCCAGATAATTTCTATGTAACCAACCCCAATATGGGCCGGTCTCAGTCAGTCAGCTTCATCACCCGCAAGCTCAGGCAGGTGAAGGAAGGGCGCGGGGAGGACGGCGACACGTCGCTCCAGATCGTGCTGGCTAAATATTTGAACGTCGAAATCGGAACGCGATTGTCGCGAGACCGGTGGTCAGGCGCGCCATTCTGGGAGGGGGCGGCCGAACCGGTGCTGACCCTGGATGACCTGATACGCCGCAGCGAGGTGATCGTCGCCGGGGTGGATGGCGGCGGCCTGGATGACCTTCTGGGCTTGTGCCTGATCGGCCGCGAGAAGGGGTCGAAGCGTTGGCTGATCTGGGCGCAGGCATGGGCATGGTCGATCGTCTGGAAGCGGCGCTCGGACATCGCGACGTTTCTGGATGCGTTCATCGCCGAGGGCACGCTGATCCGATGCGAGCTGCCCGACGACGATGAAATCGCGGCGCTGGAAGCGGTGCCCGAGGGGCAGGACGATGCGGCCGAGCTGACCGACGACATCCTCGGTGTTGTCGACGTGCTGGTGAAGGTGCGTGATGCCGGTCTGTTTCCGGAAAAGGAAGCCATCGGCCTCGATCCGGCGGGCGTCGCCACGCTGGTCGATGAACTGGTGAAGCGCGGCTTCACCGACGAACAACTGAAGGCCATCCCGCAAGGGTGGCGACTGTCGAGCGCCATCAAGGGGATGGCCCGAAAGGTAGCGGCGCGCACGTTGCGCCACGGCGGCACCAAGCTGATGGCCTGGTGCGTCGGCAATGTGAAACAGGAACCAAGGGGGGCGAGCGGCGTGGCGATCACGAAGCAGTCCCCAGGGGCGAAGATCGATCCTGTCGCCGCCATGTTTTCGGCGGGGATGTTGATGATGCTGAATCCAGAAACTTCGAAGCCCAGCGTCTACGCGACGCGGGGCGTGCGCCGAATTTAAGGAAGACCGCAAAGCTTATGTCGCCGGACCAGTATCGCCAGAAAGCGAACTATCGGCGGTCGGAAGCCGCGCGCCCGATGCAGCTGAACGGCGGGGCTTCGGTCCAAGCGTTCACCGCGCTTGACGTCGATAGCCCGGTGCTGCGCGAGTTTCTGGCCGGCGGGCGAATTTCGGCTGCAGGGGTGACCGTCACCGAGAAGCTGGCTTTGAGGAACAGCGCTTTCTTTCGGGCCGTGAAGCTGATCTCGACATCGATCGGTATGCTGCCGACGCACCTGCATCGGCGGATGGCAGACGGCACGACCGAGAAGGCGAAGGATCACCCGCTTTACCGAGTGTTGCATTCCCGGCCGAACGGCTACCAAACGGCACTTGAGTTCAAGTCCTTCATGCAGCTGTGTGCGCTGCTGGATGGCAATGCCTATGCTCGTGTTGTCTGGGGTGTAAAAGGCGGTCGACCAGCAGTCCTGGCGTTGATTCCATTCAAGCGCCGGTCGATCACACCCGAGTTGAGCGACACTGGCGAACTGACTTTCAAGTACCAGCCTGAAAAGGGCGTCAGCCGGGTATTTTCGGCGCGCGAGGTTTTCCACTTCCGGCATCCGATCACAACTGACGGGATCAAGGGCATCTCGCTCCTCGACGTTGCGGTCGAGTCGCTTGGGCTGGCATCAGCAGCAGAGCGGGCGCTGGCGAAAATGCTGTCGACCGGCGTCATGGCCGGCGGTGCGATCGAGCTGCCAAAGGGCACGGAACTTGACGACGACCAGTATAAGCGGCTGCGCGAAAGCCTGAACGACGATCACAGCGGCGCTGAGAACGCGGGCACCTGGCTCTTGCTTGAAGATGGCGGGACCGCGCGACCGTTCATGACGAACGCGAAGGACAGCCAGACCGACGAAATGCGCAAGCGTCAGGTCGAGGATCTGGGGCGCTTCACAGATATCCCGCGTCCCCTCCTCATGATGGACGAAACATCATGGGGATCAGGCATTCGCGAACTGGGCCTGTTCCTTGTCACCTATTGCCTCATGGGCTGGTTTGTTGCCTGGGAGCAAGCGATCGCGCGGTCATGTCTTACTGAAGCCGAGCAGGATGCGGCCGAGCTTTACGTGAAGTTCAACGACGGTGCGCTACTACGCGGTTCGCTGAAGGATCAGGCCGAGTTCTTTTCGAAGGCGCTCGGAAACAACGGCGCCTGGATGCGGCCGAACGAGGTTCGCGACAACTTCGAACTGAACCCGGTCGACGAAGGCAATGAATTGCCGAGACCGGCTGCCGCCCGTGCTCCTGCCAATCCGTCCAAGGAAAACGACGATGAATGACCAGCGCCCTGCGCCGGCAAAGCCGGACGCCGTGAAGACCATTGGTGGACGCGCCCTGCCGGGTTCGAAACCGACAGGTGATCAGGCCGGTCGCCCGCGCGGTATCATCAGCGGCGTGCAGGCCCGCGAGCGGCCGAATGCGCTTCCGGTGCCCGCTGATCGCCGCGTGTCAGCGCTCTCGCCTTTGCCGGTGCTCGATCGCTGGGGCGAGGACGCCGCCGGCGTCCGTCCGGCGGCTTTGTCGAGTGGCGACAATGTCATCACGATGTTCGAGGTGATCGGCGAGGATTGGTGGACCGGCGGGGGCGTCACAGCCAAGAAGGTAGCCGCTCAGCTGCGCGCCATCGGCGATCGCCCCGTCGAGGTCCAGATCAACAGTCCTGGCGGGGACATGTTCGAGGGCCTGGCAGTCTACAATGTCCTGCGCGAACATTCGCAAGAGGTGACGATCAAGGTGATGGGGATGGCGGCTTCGGCCGCGTCGATCATCGCCATGGCGGGCGACCGTGTCGAGATTGGCGCGGCTTCGTTCCTGATGATCCACAATTGCTGGGTCGTGGCAGCAGGCAACCGGCACGACATGGCGGAAGTCGCCGCGTATCTGGCGCCTTTTGATCAGGCGATGGCGGATGTTTATGCCGCGCGCAGCGGCCGCGATGCCGCCGAGGTCGCAAAGTGGATGGATGCCGAGACCTGGCTGTCCGGCTCGCTGGCGATCGAGCGGGGTTTTGCCGATGCGTTGCTGCCGGCAGACCAGGTGAAAACCGACGAAAAGGCGAAGGCCGCCGACGCGCAGGTGAACGAAGTCCGCGCGATCGAGCTGACGCTCCTCGCCAGCGGGATGACCCGCGCCCAGGCGCGTGCCCGCATCAAGAGCATCAAGGGCACGCCGGACGCTGCCCCTGACCCTGCCGACACGCCTGGCGCTGGCGGCGAAACCGACGTGAGCGCCGCCTTCGCGGATCTGCTCGCGACGATCCGAAGCTGACCACAAAAGAGGCAACCATGCAGTTCAAGAAAATGACCGCCCTTGCGGCGGTGGCGACGGTGCTCGCCCATCCATTTCGCGCGCTTTTCGCAACCGCCAAGCCGTCGCTGACCGTGACCGCGCCGACCATCACGCCGGGCGTGATGCCGCGCGCGTTGATCGGCGCAACGGTTCGCGCCGATGTCGGGGGCGATCCCAAGGCGATGATGCAGCAGTTCCAGGCGGCATTCGAGGAGTTCAAGAAGACGAACGACGCTGCGGTCGGCGCCAAGGCGGACAGCGCCGAGACGAAGGAGCAACTGGAAAAGATCAACTCGACGCTGAACACGCTGGAGACGGCATTGAACGCCGCCGCCCTCAGCGCAGCTGCTTCCCAAATGCACGGCGGGCCGGTAGCCCCGAGCGATCCCGAATACACCAACGCCTTTGCTTCCTTCATCCGCGCAGGTTCGCGGGAGGACGAGCAGAAGCTGGTGGCCGAGCAAAAGAAGGGTCCGCGGGCTGCGATGACCGAAGGCGTGCCCGCCGATGGCGGGCTGCTGACGCCGATCGAATGGGACCGCACGATTGCGGGACGCCTGAAGCTGATCACGCCGATGCGCGCAGAATCGACGGTGATCAGCATCAGCAAGGCCGGCTTCACCAAGCTGTTTGCCGATCGCAATGTCGGCTCGGGCTGGGTCGGCGAAACCGCATCGCGCCCCGCCACCGCGACGCCCAAGTTCACGTCGCTGCCCTTCGGCCTTGGCCAGATCTATGCGAACGCTGCGGCGTCGCAGGACGTTTTGGACGATGCCGAAATCGACCTTGAGGGTTGGCTTGTCGGCGAGATCGATACCGAATTTTCGCGGCAGGAAGGCATCGCATTCGTTGCGGGCGATGGCACCAACAAGCCCCATGGCTATCTCACTTATGTGACCGGCGGGGCGAATGCAGCGCGTCACCCCTGGGGCGAGATCGAGGTCGTCAATAGCGGCCACGCGTCGCAGTTCACGTCGGACGCGGTGATCGACATCGTCACGAAGCTGCCGGCGATCTACACGCCAGGCGCCAAGTTCTTCACGAACCGCACGTCGCTTGGCTCGATCCGCAAGCTGAAGGACGGTCAGGGCAACTATCTGTGGCAGCCGACCTTCGTCGCTGGCCAGCCCTCGACGCTGGTGGGGTATCCGGTCGTCGACATGCCGGACATGCCGGGTGTGGCGGCGGGTGCTCTGGCACTCAGCTTCGGCGACATGAAGGAGACTTATCTGGTCATCGACCGGACGGGCTTCCGGGTGCTGCGCGATCCCTACACCAACAAGCCCTTCATCAGCTTCTACTGCACGAAGCGGGTCGGCGGCGGCGTGAAGAACGTCGATTCAATGAAGGTCATGAGGATCGGCACCGGCGCCTGACGATCCGACAACCCCTACGGGCCGACCATTGCGGTCGGCCCGGTTTCTCGAAGCGCCGCCACCCGGCGCTTCGACAAGCCCCAACGGAGATAAACCATGTCCGACCTGACGAAGCTGCTGGACGGCAGCATCGACGACGTGAAGACCGGCCTCGCCGGAAAGAGCAACGATGATCTTCTGAAGCTCCGCGATGCCGAGGCGGCGGGCAAGAAGCGCAAAGGCGTGCTGGACGCGATCTCTGCCGCCCTTGCTAAAAGCGATACGGCCCGCGCGGGCGGACGCGTTGAAGGTGCGGTAACGCACGCAAGCGTCGCAGCCGACCTGGACAATTCCTCGCCGGCGAGCATCGCACCGGCCGACGCAATCGACACGTCCGGCGCACCAAAGCAAATCGTGCCGGATGTCGACATGGGTCATCCCGCCGTTGACGCGGATCCGCGTGCACACACCAGCGTCGATCAGAATCGGATCGACTTTAACGACCCCTCGCTGTCGGGCCGCGAGGTTGTCGAGGCGGCTCTTGGCCAGCGTTCGGCCGACTGATCCAGTAGCGAGGCGGGAGAACCCAATATGGCAATTCCCGTCTCGCTTGAGGCTGCGAAGCACCAGCTTCGCATAGAGTTGGATGACACGTCGCAGGACGATCAGGTGCGCGACTGGATCGCTGACGCCGCTGCCTGGGTCGAGCGCTACACGGGCCACATTTTGGAGGCGCGGGACGTGGAAGAGGCTTTCACCGGCTTCGGGGCGCTGAAGCTGCGCGCCTGGCCGTTGAAATCCGATGCGGTTCCGGTCGTGACCTATGAAAACGCGAGTGGACAGCCTGTCGCGGTCACCGATGTTCGCATTTCTATATCTCGACGGCCGGGTCGTGTCGTCCTGCGACCGGGCGCTCGCTGGCCGATCCATTGCGGCCATCCGACTGTCACGGTCACGGTGCGTGCTGGATATGAGCCTGAAGATGTGGTGCCCGGCAACTTCCGCCGTGCGATGCTGATCCTGATTGCCGCTTACGACGGGGATCGCGAAGGCGGCGACGTGCTGGCGAAAGCGGAAAAGGCCGCCAAATCGCTCTGTCGGCCCTTTCGAGTGACGGCACTATGAAGCTGGGGAAGCTGGACCGGCGCATCCGTATCGAACGAGATGGGGCGCCGACGCATAACGGCTATCAGAACGTGTCCGGCGAGCCGGTGACGGTGGCGACGGTCTGGGCGCAATGGATGCCCGGCGTGGGTAGGGAGCGGTTTGCCAACGATGAAAACGTCGCGACGGCGCCGGGCGTGTTTGTCATCCGCTGGTCGAGCCGGGTTCGCGACGTCAGCCCGCTGGACCGCGTCGAGTTCGAGGGTCGCATGTATGACATCGGCCGTGTCGAGGAAATCGGCCGGCGGGTGGGGTTGCGGATCTTTGCGACGGCGAGGGCAGAATGAGCGGCTTTCGCGTCGATGGCTTCAAGAAGCTCAATCAGCGGCTGACCAGGCTGCATCGCGGCCCCAGCGATGATGAGATCGCTGCCGCCCTGTTTGCCGGCGCTCGTCTGGTCGGACGTGAGGAGCGGCGGCTTATTCCTGTCGAGACCGGGCGAGGGCGCGATAGCATCGTGGAAACGATGGAAGCGGCGAACCTGCCCAGCAACAACCGGACGATCTATATCGGCCCGGCGCGGACCGAGGCGGTGAATCCGTTCTATTTGTTCTTCGTCGAGTGGGGGACCGAAGACACGCCCGCTCATCCGTTCGCGCGCGTCGCGGTAGCCACTAAGGGCAAGGCGGCGATGGGGACTGTGGCGAGCCGACTTCGGAAAGCCACCATGGATCTAGCGAAATGAATTTCGACCAGGCGCTGGCGGCGCGGCTGTTGAGCAACGCCGGAGTTGCGGCGCTGGTGGCGACAAGGGTGGACTGGGAGCGGCTGCCACAGGACTCGCTCATGCCCGCCATCGTCCTGACTATCGTGGTGGATCAAATGCCCCAGACGATGAAGGGCTTTCAGTCGGTGCGCGGCACGGCAACCCAGATCGATTGCTACGGCGACACGAAAGCCCAGGCAGTCGCTTTGCGCAAGGCGGCGTTGGCGGCCGTCGTGCCCGCCGCGCTGATCGAGGGGGTCCGGTTTCAGCAGGCGCAGGATGTCAGCGTTCGCCGCGATTACCGGCGCGAGGCGGCTTTTGAGCGATATCGCGAGATCATTGATCTGACCCTTTGGCACAACAGTTAAGCACAGGAGCAACACAATGTCGGACGAGAACGGAAACAGCGAGGCCCGGATTGGCTGGGGCACCGGCTTCTATCTGGCGAACCCTGAAGGTCAGCTGATCGAGGTCGATGAAGTTACCGAGGTGCCGTTCGGCGATGAAACCGCCGACGACGTCGAGGTGACCCATATGAAGTCGCCGAAGCAGCGGAAGGAATACATTCGCGGCCTGATCGAAGCAGGCGAGGCGAATCTGGTCGTGAACTATATTCCCGGTTCCGCGACTGACGCTCTGCTGCGCGAAATGCACTCCACCGGGCGTGTCGCGGCCTTCCGGACCATCCTGAATGAGGAGACCGGAGAGGATATGTGGGCTGTTGAAGGCTTCCTCTATGTTCGCACCCGCTCGCGGGCGGTGCCGATCGGCGACCGCATGACGTGCACCTATGGCGTTCGCTTCACCGGCGACCAGACCGAGGCGGCCTATACCGCCCCGGTGACACCCTGATCGGAGATTGATCGATGATCGGTGAGGTCACATTCGACGCTGGCGGGAGTCGCTACATTCTGTTCCTCGGCACGGCCGCCCAGTGCCGTCTTGAGGAAATGCACGACAAGGGCTTCTTCGCGATCGTCGAAGAGGCGCTGCCCAACGTCACGCCGGCCATGCTGGGCAACCAGACGCTGATGGCGGAAGTGGCGCGAGGCGTGCGGATCTCGAAGCTGCGCGATTTGGCCTGGGCCGCGCTTCTCAAGCATCAGCCGTCCATGACGTTGCGCGATGTCGAAGACCTTGCCGATCTTATCGGCCCGCAGCGCTTCGGCGAGCTACTGGGCAAGACGATCGCTGCCGGGCAGGGGCAGGCAGAGCAAGAGGAGGCTGGCCATGACGCCGCCCAGGGAAAGCCCGGCCGAAAAAAGACTGGCGGGCAAAAACGGGCTGGGCAGAGCTGATCTTGCAATGGGTGGCGGCGGGTCAAGTCGCCACCGACTTCTGGGACCAGTCTCAGGCCAGCTTTGCCGCCATTCTTCGCGGGTCGGCTGAGCGCTCCAGGCGTGAATATGAGCGCACGCTGTGGGGCGCCTGGCAGGGTGAGCGGTTCACGCGAACCGACAGGCTGAAACGCTGGAAGGTCTATCAGCGTGAGGTCCGCAGGACCGAACCGAAGCGCCGCCAGACCGATGCTGAGAAACTCGACGTTTTTCGTTCGCTACAGGCTGCGAGCGGCCTGAAAATCACGCGCCTCAAGAAACGGTAGGATCGACAATGCAGACGCTGCTCGCATCGCTCGTCGTCTCGATGAGCGTGAAGGACGCTGCCTATAAGGCGGGCATGGCGACCGCGCGCCGTGAGGCTGCAAAAACCGAGCAGGATCTGAGCCGCGCCGCAGGCGGCATGGGTCACGCGATGCAGGGGGCGGCGCGGCAGGTGAACGATGCCGCCATCGGTATGGCCGAAAGTCTTGCCAATGCCGCCCGGCAAGTCCAGCGCACCGGGATTGTCATGACGGCGGCAATCAGCGCGCCGCTGCTGCTAATCGGCAAGCGCACGAAGGATACGGCCGCGTCCTTTGAGACATCGTTCAATCGTGTTCGGGCAGCAATGCTGTCGGCCTCGCCGGAACAACTGGACAAGTTGAACGCCGCCGCGCTGCGGATGGGGCCAGCGTTCGGCAAGTCCGCCAGCGATGCAGCATTGGCTATGGAGATGCTGGCCAAGAACGGGTTGTCGGCCTCCCAGATCCTGGGCGGTGCGCTGACATCCGCGATGACACTGTCGGCGGTCGGCGTGGCCGATCTGTCTGCGTCGGCCGACCTGACGACGGACATTATGCAGCAGTTTGGCAAGAGCGCGGGGCAATTGCCGGACGTCGTGAACAAGGTGACGGGGGCGCTGGACGCGTCCAAGCTGTCCTTCGACGACTATCGACTGGCGATCGGCCAAACTGGCGGCGTCGCCGGCGGACTGGGGTATTCGTTCGAGGATACGAACGTCGCGCTGGCCGCGACCGCATCGCTATTCGCCAGCGGATCGGATGCCGGCACCAGCTTCAAGACATTCCTGACCGCGCTGGCCTCGCCGTCGAAAGAAGCGGCAAAGCAAATCGGTGCGCTGAACCTGCAATTCTTCAACGCTGACGGCTCAGCCCGATCGTTGGGCGAGGTGGCCGATGAGCTTCGCCTGAAGCTGTCGGATCTGAGCGATCAGCAGAAGGGTGATGCGCTTTCGACGATCTTCGGCAACGATGCGATGCGAACGGCGATCGCGTTAATGCAGCAAGGCCGTCAGGGTCTGGAAAATGTCGGCAAGGCGATCGACGCGGTGCAGGCGAAGGACAAGATCAGCATTCTGCAGGCGGGCGATGAAGCGGCATCCCAGCGGTTGAGCGCCGCCCTGGATGTGCTGGCGATCAAAATGGGCGAGGTGTTGCTGCCTATTTCGGTTGCGACGAAGGACGCCTTGACGGGTATCGTTCAGTCGCTGTCCTCGCTGTCTCCGGCCTTTTACGTGGCTGGAGCCAGCGCGGCGCTGCTCGCGAGCGCTGTTGGGCCGCTTGTCACCGTCATCGGCTACACCCTCCCGCTGGCAGCGGCGCTTCTGGCCAACCGGCTTACCGGGGTTGGCGCTGTTGTCGGGTTCATAATCAATCCGATCGGCATGCTCGTCCGCACGGTCGGCGCGCTGCTGGTTGCGCGGGGCGCGTCGGTCGCGGTCGGTCTGCTGGGCGCGCGCATTGCGGCGATGGCGACGCCGATCGGGCTGGTTATTGGCGCCGCGACGATCTTGATCCCGCTGCTTTCAAAGATCGGGTTGGAAGAGGAGTTGATGGCCCGACAGGCGGGCCTTGCAAACAAGGTGCATGATCGCATGACGTCGATCGTCGAACGCCTTGCGACGGCAACCGGCAAGGCGGCGACTGAAGCGCGGGGCCATGCCAAAGCCCTCATTGCAACGGCGCTGGCGGCGCAACAGGCGCAGCTGCAGGTCGCTCGTCTTGCTGTCGCCAACTATAATCGAGCTGTCGCCGACGAGCGAGCTGCGGCTGCGAACCTGACGCCTGGCGGCCTGGTGGTTCGTGAAGCTGCACGGCAGCGCCGCCAGAGCGCCGCCACGAACGCCTGGGAGCAGATCGGGCTGCTGCGTCAGGGAAATGTGGACATCGCGACCGTGCGGCAGGCGATCGAAGCCAGCGCGATTTCGGGCAATATCGGGACCGGGGGTTCGCCGATGGCTGAACCCGATGAAACAGACAAGTCCACCAGCGGACGCGGCGACGCCGCGAAATCCGCAGCCGATGCGCAGCGCGCGAACGCACAGTATCTGGACGATCTTGGGCGCTTGCGTGTTGCCGAAATGGACGCACTGGCAGACCTGACCGAAGGCTACCGTGCCCGATATCGAGCGGACGTCGCCAACCTTGAAGAGGAAATGGCGTCTTATCGCCGACAAGTGGCGCTGGATGATGAGTTGACGGCGGCGCAGCGCGCGGAACTGGTGGCAGCGAAGGAGCGTGAGATCGGGCAGCGGCGTTATGTCGTCGAAAGCCGTATGAACGCTGCCGAAGCGAACGAGCGTTTCGATCTGATGCGCGCGGCGACAGAGGGGGAGGCGGAGCTGGTCCGTCTCGGCCTGGATATGGCGGAGACCGCCGCCGAGCGCCGGGACGGTGAACTTCGTCTCCTGGCGTTGCAGCGTAAGCTGGAAGAGGCGGAACTGGACCGCGTGATTGCCGTGGCGGCGATTGGCAGCGTGGAGGCAGAAAACGCGAGGCGCGCAAAGGAGCGCCTGGGCGCTGCCTATAGCGCCCGGGAAGCGCGGCTGCGTCGCGACACCGCAGGCCCAGGCGAGCAATATCTGCGCGCGATCGATCTGTCGGCAGGGCAGCTTCGGGAAGCGACTGAGGACATGGGTGTGTCGGCCTTGGTGCGCTTCAACGACACGCTTGCAGATACGGCGGTCGGGTTCCTGAAGATGGGCGGGGTGGCCGGGCAAGTGTTCAACCAATTATTCGCCGATCTTATGCGCCTGCAGCTGCAGAAGGCAGTGCTCCAGCCCATCGCGAGCTTCCTGTTCGGCGGTGGTGGCGGCCTGACGACGGCAACGGCGCAGGGCGGGGTAACCAGCTTTCTTGATAGCTACATCCCTTCGCTGAACTTTGGCGGCGGTAAGGCATCAGGCGGGCGTGTCAGTCCGCGCAGTTGGTATATGGTCGGCGAGAACGGCCCCGAACCGTTCGTGCCGGACACGGCCGGGACGATCATCCCCAATTCCGGCCTGAAGAAGCTGAGCGGCGGCGCACCTGTCATCCAAATCGTTGCCGACGAAGGCGCGATGTTCGTTCCGCGCGTGCAGTCGATAAGCGGCGAAGTTTCGGTTCAGACGGTCGGCGCCGCGAACGCGTCGATGGTGCGGATGCAGCGCCGGAGGCTTGGCCGTGGCGGTTGACCTGTCGGGGCTGCCGATCCGATCGGCCGAACCTATCCTGCAGGAGTTTGGCGGCCTGCTGGTGCCCGCGCTTGGTGGGCCGGTGCAGCGGATCGAGCGGCCGGGATCGCGATGGGCCTTGCGAGTCGAGACGCCGCCGATGCCGGTGGAGCCGGATGGCCGGCGCTGGTCGGCACGTATCGCGCGCGCCAAGCGGGCGGGCGCACTGATCGAGATCCCGCAGCCGGGGCTGACCATCGGCAACCCCGGTGCGCCGGTTGTCAACGGCAGCTTCGCATCGGGCCGCCTGATCCAGCTGGGAGGACTCGCACCAGGCTATCTGCTGCGTGAGGGACAGTGGCTGTCGTTCATCGTCGGGGGACGTCGGTATGTGGACCAGATCGTTAGCGATGTGTCGGCCAGCGCCGGCGGCATCGCGGCGATCGCCATCCAGAATCTGCTTCGCGTGCCGCTTGCCGGTGGTGAGCAAGTCGAAGTCGCCAGCCCGAAGATCGAGGGGTGGCTTGAGGACAATTTCAGCTTTCCGATCGATGTCGCGCGGATGACGTCCTTTGGGTTTACGATCACGGAGGCGGAATGACAGCGGCGATGGAGGTTGCGCTTGGCGCGCGGCATGTCATGCTGGTTGGGCTGCTGCGTATCGCGTTCCCCGGCTACACGCTTCGGCTTGCTGATGCATCGGCGGTGGTAACCGCCATGGGCGAACAGTTCGTCGGGCGTGATGCTCGTTTCGGGACGATCGGCGCGATCGAATCCGTAGGCGAGGCGACGGGCGACCAGATGCCCGGTCTGGACCTAGTGCTGATGCCGCCTGCCCTATCCGCCGCCGTCGACCTGGCGCAGCCGACGATGCAAGGCGCTGCAGTACGTGCGTGGCTGGCGGCTATCGACATTGAAAGCGGCCAGACGTTTGCGGAGCCTGAGCTTCTATTCGCCGGCGAGGTCGACACAGTCGCACTGGAAATTGATCGGGGCACGCGGACGCTGGCTGTTTCTTGCGCGTCAGTGTTCGAGCGCCTGATGGAGCCGGACGAAGGCGGCCGGTTGGCCGACAGCTTCCACCAGTGGGTTTGGCCGGGCGAATTGGGCTTTGCCAATATGAGCGGCACGCCGGTCGATCGGCTGTGGGGGCCGGGGAGCCGAGCGCCGTCCGTCACGCTGGCGCCGCAGCTACCGCGAACGGGCGTTCAGCGCTTTTTCTAGGACATTTCGATGATCATCAAAATTGACGAGGCGTCCGCCATGGTTGGCGGGCGGGCCGTTTTGTTGTGCGACGATGACGGTGTGCCGCTGCCAATGCAGTATCGCGTCGTGCTCGACCAAGCGGTCGGCGAGGCGAGTTCGATCACAGTCAGCTTTCATATTGACGGCGATAAGGTGCGGGTTGCCGACTAATGACCGAGATCGAACGTCGCGTCGTGGCAGTAAATGCGACCCGCGCTCGCTTTGCGGGCCGCGCCTTTGCATGGGGAACGGTCGACTGCGCGAAGGTCGTCGCATGGCACCTGCGCAAGATGGGGCATCGCATCGGCATCTCGAAGGCGGGTTCCTATTCGACGGCTCTTTCCGCCAAGCGCGCCCTGGCTCGCTGGGGCGTGGAAACGCTGACCGAGGCGCTCGACAAGGCGATGCTTGATCGTATCCCGCCAGCAGCTGCTTTGGCCGGCGACGTGGTCCAGCTGCCCGGCACAGACGCCTTTGACGCTCTGGCGGTGGTTGCCGGCAACGGCGCGGTTCTCGGCTTCCACGAGGATAGCGACACGCTGGAAGTCGTGCGCTTGGACGTGGTCCCCCTCGCGGCGTGGCGCGCATGAGCAAGATGCTGAGAACCGCTGGGATGGTCGTTGGCGCGGCCGCCCTGATCGCCACCGGGGTCGGCGCGGTCGCCGGCGCGGCAGCGGCCGCGAAGATCGCGGGAGCGATTGGCGTTTCGAGTCTTGCGAAGCTGGCCGCGACCGCGTCGGTCATTTCGGCGGGCCTCGGGGCTGCGGGATCGCTCACGGCCAAGCCGCCGACCAACGAGCGTCAGGGCCTCCAGCTCAGCTTCAAGATCGATCCCGGTGCGCCCATTCCATATGCCATCGGGCGCACGGCGGTCGGGGGCACGGTGGTCTATCGTGAGACCTACGGCACCGATAATCATTACCAGACCTATTTTGTGGCCCTGTCGCTAGGCCCCATTGCGGGAATCGACCAGCGCCTGATTGATCGCGCCGCAATCACGTTCGCCGGCACGTCGGCGCTGGGCTATTACAACCGGTGGATGTGGCAGGATGTCCAGCTGGGCGCACTGCCTGAAGCGCGCGCGCTGAGCCACGGTATCGCATCGCCGCCGTTCGGCTCAATCCCGGCACAGGTGCCGGGCTGGAGCGCTCAGCATCGCATGTCGGGTTATGCCGCAGCATCGCTGACGATGCTGTTCGATACGAAGGCGCGGCGCTACCAGAACGGCGAACCGCTGCCGGCATGGGTGCTGCGCGGTAACCTGGTGTGGGATCCGCGCCTAGACAGCACCTATCCCGGCGGGTCCGGTCCCTGTCGCTGGAACGATCCCGCGACGCATGTTTATTCTGAAACCCCGGCGCTTCACGGTTTGAAGTGGCGGATCGGCGTCTTCCATAACGGCAAGAAGGTTATGGGCGTCGGGGCACCCATCGACCTAATCGATGTCGCGTCGATCGTCGAAGCTGCAAACGTGCAGGAGGCCAATGGGTGGAAGGTCGGCGGCGAGCTGAACAGCGAGATGGATCGCTGGGAAGCGCTTAAGCTGATTGAGGAGGCGGGCGGTGCTGAGCCGATTCCGAGCGGCGCGCGAATGGCGACGCTGCAGAAGATGCCGCGCGTCCCGATTGGCACGATCCGCGCCGCCGATATCATAGAGGCGCGCTCGATCCCGGCCATGAAGCCGCGCCGCGAGCGTATCAACGGCTATCGTGCGCGGTTCCGCAGCGAGGCGCATGGTTGGGAGATGATCCCGATCGATATCGTTCAGGTGGCTGATTACGTCACTGACGATGGTGGAGAGCGCACGGGCAGCGGCGACTTTGGCCTAGTTCAGAACGCCGATCAGGCAGGCAGTCTGGCTGCGTATAAGGTTTTCGACAGCCGCGAGATCGGCCCGATCGAGCTGACCCTGAAGCCCCGGTTTATTGGTTATCGCCTAGGCGATTGCCTGTCGATGGAGGCGGATGAGACGGGGCTTTCCGGCAAGCTGTTGATCGTTCGCGGGCGATCGATCGATCCGGAGACCGGTCGCGTCACCATGACGTTCGAGACCGAAACGCCGGAAAAGCACCCGGCAGCGCTGGGCCAGACGGGGGCCGTGCCGCCTGTGCCCACGCTGACCTTCGCTCCCGATGTCGCACCAGCGCCTTCGGTCAGCGGTTGGGATGCGAGTGCTTTCGTCTGGGAGGACAGCGGCTATTCCGAACCGGCTATCGTAGTAACAGGAGCCGCCGACAACTCTAACGCCGAGAATGTCGTTTTTGAGATCCGTGAGGTTGGCGGAGATTGGGTCGATCCTTCAATCGATCCTCCCGACGCCACGCGGCGGTTGTTTCGTCGTCTGCGCTCGAAAACGAATTATGAAGTCGCGGTCAGCTACAAGGTGCGCGGCACGATTGGGGACCGGCTCGTTCTGGGTCCAATTGTCACCCCGGAGGTTCGTCAGCCTGAAGCCTTCACCGTCGGATCGCACGGCAACTCGGCGATCGTACCCGGCCACTATCTGCACGGCTTGCGCAAGCAGGACGGCACGCCGATCGCGACCGATTACAGGCGCTCTTATACCGCGTGCTATTACAGCCCCGATACCGGTGCATGGACAAGTCGATCGTTCGACGTCTTCGGCGGCGGCGCAATCGACTATGGCTATGGCGCGGGCATCGGCAACGGCGACGCCACAAGTGGCAGCGATGCCGGCTCGATGGCGCGCTATCTGAACGCAATCCCGGCCGGACTGCCGGTCGTCGTCTTCACGGCCGACGAACCCGCACAGCTTCGCCATCAAGGCGGCCTGCTCGAAGCGATGTATCGTTGCGGCGCGAGCGCGAGGAAGTTCGGCGGAGACGGCAACGCATTTCCCTACCGGGCGGCTTACATCCTGGTGGGCACCGCCGGCGCGGGCGAAGGCAACGCAGCGATCGAGCGCGTGCAGGAACCGGGCGTGGACGGAAGCCCGAATGCGTGGCTGATGACGAGCTTCACCATCGTCAACGGGGTGCTTCAGCTGAGCGCGCGCGACGGATCGGACGGGCGCGACGGGACCGACGGCCTGCCGGGGGCGGACGGTGCGGATGGGCAGACGTCCTATATCCATTACGCCTATGCCAATTCACCCGACGGGCAGGTCGATTTCACCACCGGAGCGCCGGGCAACCGGGCTTTTGAAGGGGTCTACGCCGACTTCGTGGAAGCAGACAGCGGCAACCCGGCCGCCTATACCTGGCGCGAATATAAGGGGCCGCCGTTTGGCATGGCGACGCGCGGCACCGCGATCGTGGCCGGCAACCAGGTCATCAAGGGTGAGGGCGGGGCTGCGGATTGGGACGCGGACGCCTATTCGACGGTCGGCTTCCGTGGTTCGGCCAAAATGTCCTGCCGCTTCGCCGCCGGCAGCTATGCCATGGCCGGCCTGAACACCGACCCGACCGCCGACACATCTTATACGTCGATCGACTTCGCCTGGTATTATCAGCCCGAGCAGAACGTGATGTATGCGTTTGAGTCTGGCGTAAACGCCGCCAGTCTGGGCACCTATGATCCCAGTGCCAACTACGCCATCGAATATGACGGGGTCACGGTAACCTATACGGCCAATGGCGTACCGAAGCGGCAGGTCTATGTCGGCCCCGACCGCACCTATTATTTCGACAGTTCGTTTCTGCTGGCCACCTCCCGCATCACCGATATCGAGTTCAAGGCGGGGTCGCAGCGCCCGGCTGGCCTGACGCTGGTGCCCGCGACAGGCGCGACGATTACCGGCGCCGCAAGCGCGCGGATCTACGGCGCACCCGGCGGATGGGGGGCAGGCAAGGCGAGTTCGCTGGAAACCTTCAGCGGGGGTGCGGTAGCGGAGTGGACGGTCGCGCGTTTGGACAGTGCCAATGTCGGCGCCGGGCTGGCGCAGAACCCCGAGAATGATCTTGGCTTTAACACCATCACCTTCGCGCTGCTGACGCTGGATAACGGGAATACCGGCGCATACGTCAACGGCATCAACGTCTCGGGCGGGCCGAGCGTCCCGCTAGATCAGCCCGTGCGCTGCAAGGTCGCTTATGATGGCAAGCGCTGGGTGCGCTGGTATGTGAACGGCACCGAGTTCTATGCCTATGAATGGGGCGAGCAGCCTGATCCGCTGAAGTTCTCGGTTGCACTGGCTTCGCTGGATCCGACGGTGACTGACATCGCCTTCAGCAAGGCTGGTACGAATGGTCAGGATGGGGCGAACGGGCAGGACGGAACGAACGGCGCCGATGGTGCGGACGGCACCGACGGTTTCATCGTCGATACCGAAACGCCAGTCTTTGTCATCCCGGTCTATTCGAGCGGTGCGATCAAGCCGGGCTGGTCGGGCGGCGTCGGCACGATCAAGCTGACCAAGGGCGGCGTCGTCATCGCCGCCAGCAGCTACAGCGTTGCCAATAATCAGGACGTCACCGGGCTGGCGCTCGCCGGTAACCAGTTCAGCTTCACCGGCCTGGCGGATGACGCCGGGCAGTTCGATGTCCGGGCGGTTTACAACGGCCAGACCTATTCGCGCACGATTTCGGTCAAGAAGGTCTATGACGGGGAGGCGGCTTACAAGGAGTCAGCCTCGACAAGCGGGACAATCTCGGCCGGGCCGCTGCCGATCACCGGTGCGACCGTTGTGCCCAGCGCGCGCGGGTGCACCGTGTCGTCGACATTTTCCTACGTCAATTCCGCTCCCGGCAGCTTTGTGCAGTGGAGGGGAAGCCTGTCGATCTACTGGCGCAACATCACTGATAATGGCCCGTGGAACCTGTTGGAGACGGCCATCGGCTCAACCGCCAGCGTCGTGAATGTGGGGACCGCGCAGGAACCGGAATATCAATATACCAACGGATCGGTATCGGCTGCGGCCGACTTTACGGCGCCGGTGGGCGACAAGGAGATCGGCTTTGAGGCTCGGCTAAGCCGCGATGTGGGCAGTGGATCCGTGAACGCCCGTGGCGGTGTGAAGCTGGAGGTCAGATCGTGATCCGGTCGGAGATTGCGGTCTATCACCGCGACAGCGGCGAGCTATCCCACCTTGCGCCCGCAAATCTTGCGCCGGCGGCCGACGATCCGGCGTTGGCCTTCGTCGCGCTGCCCGAGGGCTATGCCGAAGGTCTCGCGCTTTGCCAGTGGGACAGCGCGGCGCGCTGCATGTTGCCCTGGATCGAGGGTTACCGCGCGCGCCAGTGGGAGATGGTGAAGGCCGCCCGCGCCCGCGCAGAGATATGGGGCTGCACCACGCCGCACGGTCGGGTCGACAGCGATCCCGAAAGCCGCCTGAAGATCAGCGGCGCGGTGCAGATGGCGATGCTGGCGCAACAGGCGGGCCAGCCCTTCACCATCGACTGGACGATGCAGGACAACAGCGTCGCGCCGCATGACGCCGCCGCGATGCTGGCAATGGGGCTGGCGGTCGGTGAGCATATCGCCGCGTGCCACGCCGCTGCCCTGGCCAAGCGCAACCTGATCGAGGCGGCCGACACGCCAGAGGCCATCGAAGCGGTCGACCCCGATGCGGGCTGGCCTGACGCGCCGGCGCCATAAGTTCAACACCGAAGGAGAATGACGATGAAACGTGCGCTTCTGAGCGCGGCGGCTGCCGCATTGTGCCTGCTTGCCGCGTGCACCGATCCTGGCCCCAGCCCGTCGCCCGACGGCAATCTGGTCTCCTGTGAGGGTGACGCGTGCTTCTATGACGACGGCACTGAAAAATGAGTGTCGCGACAGCGTCCGTGGCGCAAGGGCCACTGACGGTCGCGCCGCCCAGCTTCGACGGCCATGGCTGGCTGGTCGTGATCAACCTGGCTGTCATGACCGCCGCGTGCGTGCTGGCCGCGATGATGGCGATCGACCTGGTGCGTCATATCTGGGGCCGTCGGCATCGTGACCGGGTAACGCACCCGGTCACGATCTGGCGATCGACGGCGGTGTGCTTCGCGATCGGCATCGCGCTGCGCGCCGGGGCCGAGGCGGCGGTGCTATGGAACTGGAACCCGCTGGATCCAGCGTCGACCGCGTCGTTCCTGATTGCCAAGCGCCTGGTCGACCCGATCGCCATGGCGTTCGGGCTGGCCGGGCTGGCGCTGACCTATCTGTCGGCGCGCGGCATGGTCGAGCAGCTGCGCAAGCGGCCGTTCCCGATCAACATGTGGGCCAACCTGCCCATGCTGAAGCGTCCGGCGGCGATCGTCGCGATCTGGATGGTGGCGTCGATCGGCGTCGTGGTGACGCGGTGATCTGGCGCGTGGGGGCAACGATCGGTGCGCTGGTGCCGGTCGCGAGCGCGCTGGGCAGCAATGAGGGGGCAATGGTGACCAGTTCGCAGCCGGAGGTGTGGCACTTCTTTGGCTACCCGTTCGAGGTGGGGTCGATGCTGGCGGGGCTGATGGCGTGCCTGGCGGTGCGCTTCTACGTCACCCAGACCGACCAGGCGCACTATCGCTGGACGGTCGACATGGCGGTGCTGGCCATTTCGCTGATGTTCACCGGCGGGCTGATCGTCACGCATCGGCCGGAACCATTCACGGCCATGATGATGGGGACCGGCATCGGCGCGCTGGGCGCCGGCATCATCTCGATCGCGCTGAAATGGGTGCGGCGGTTCGCGCCGGAGGATGAAGTCAAGCCGGGCTGACCGGCGCAATCTGAAAGGACCGAGATGCTAAAGCAACCGGCGTGGCACCGTGCCGCGCAGGGCGCCGTCGCGCGCCCGATCACCGACCTGATTGTCCATTGCACCGCGACGATCGAGGGTCGCGACCACAGCGCCGCCGAGATCCGTGGATGGCACAAGCGGCAGGGCTGGCGCGATATCGGCTATCACTTCGTCGTGCGCCTCGACGGCACGATCGAGGTCGGCCGCCCGCTGGCGCAGGCGGGCGCGCACGTCAGCGGGCACAACGCCAAGTCGATCGGCATCACTTATGTCGGCGGTCTCGACCGGCAGGCGAAGCCGAAGGACACGCGCACGCCCGAACAGAAGGCCGCGCTGGTCGAGCTGCTGCGCGCGCTGTCGCAGCGCTGGCCGAAGGCCCGCATCGCCGGTCACCGCGACTATTCGCCCGACAAGGATGGCGACGGCAAGGTGGAGCCGCACGAATGGCTGAAGTCGTGCCCGTGCTTCGACGCGGTGCGCGAATATGCGTGGCTGACCGCGTGACCTGGTCCGCTGCGGGCGCGCTGCTGCGGCGCTTCTGGTGGGCGCTGCCGATCGCGGCGCTGGCGATCGCGCTGGTGCTGACCCGTGAGACACTGGCTGACCGGACGCTGACGCTGACCAATGAGCGCGCGGCGTGGAACGAGAGGCTGCGCACTGCCGAGGCCGCCAAGGTCGCGGCCGAGCGGCGCTATGCGATGCAGATCGCCCAGGCCGCGACGGCCTATGCCGACCGGCTCGCGGTGCGCGAACCGATCATCGTTCGATCCATCGATACCGTGAGGGAATATGCCCAGACTGATGCTGGCCGGGCCGTGTGCCTTGGCGCTGACCGCGTGCGCGGGATCGACGATCTCGACGCCGCCCTCTTTGCTCCAGATCCCGCCGGTGCCGGCGGCGGCGCGGGTGCGGTGCCTGCCGACGCCCGTTGAGCGACAACCCGACGGATCGGCCGCCAGTGCCGATGCCGAAGCAACCATCCGACAGGGGCGGATCGATCTCGCCGCCTGTGACGCGCGCCGCCAGCTGGCGGTCGACGCGTGGCCCCGTTGAACGACCATAGGAGCTGACAATGGCAATAGACTCGATCCATCCGAACTCGCCCGGCCTCGATCGGACGCTGGCGTTTCGCGACACCCGATTGCCGGGCAATCAGCAGGCGGGCGTGGAATACACGCCCGAGCTGGCCGATATCGAAAAGGTCATTCGGATGACCGGTGCCGCAGCGAGCGTAGTTACAATTCCTGCCGATGCGACCACCGACTTTCCGATCGGAACGCTTCTGAGCGTAGCGCGGGATGGTGCTGGTAGCGTGTCGATAGCGGCGGCCGCAGGAGTAACCATCAACCGCGAGCCGGCCACACAGCCTTCAGTGGCAGCCCAGTACGGTCTTGTGAATCTGCGGAAAACAGCTGCCAATACCTGGGCGCTATTCGGTGCGGTGGCAGCGGCATGAGGGGCGTTCTTCGTGCCGCACGACGGTCCACTAGGCCAATGCCCTTTGCGGAAGGTGCCCCCACGCCGACGCCGTCCCCAGGCGGCACGTCGGCCGCGCGCTACAGCTTCGCTGGAACGCGGTTCCGGCAGCCGACGAAGGCGGGAACCGTCAATTCCGGCAATCCCTATCAGGTGACGCAGTTCGCCTTTGCCACGCCAGATTATCAGCTGGCGGATCCGCGCTTTTTCTTCCAGACCTTCTACAATCTGACCAGCGGCGCGTCGACGCATGAAGTCGCGACGACGTCGCCGATCACGATCGAGGGCATGAGCTTCCTCCTCGACGGCGTGTGGGTTCGCGCCGATCCCACGCTGTTCCCGATCACGATCGACCCGGCTGTCGATACGGTGGGCAAGCTGCTGCCTGCGTTCACGAACATCGCCCTGCCGGTGAACAGCCTGGTGCAGGCGCGTATCGCTTGGTTCGGTACCGGTGGGATGACCGTGCCGGGGCCAGAGACGACGTGGGGCAGCGGCGGCGAGGCCGCGCGTGGTGGCACCAGCTCGATGGCCGACTTCCTGACGAACGGGTCGAGCCTGAACAACTCCAACGCGACGACGATGCACCCGTCCATGATGGTGGCGAAGGGTGGCGATGGGCGGCCGGCGCTGCTGGCGATCGGCGACAGCATCGGCTTTGGCCAGAACTCGGGCGTCAACGGCGCAATGTTCAGCGCGCGCGGCGAATTCGGTTATCTCGGCACCGGCTTCGACAGCAACGCGTCGAGCAAGCGGATCCCGGTCTACAACATGTGCGTGCCCGGTCAGTCGCCGGGCAACTGGTCGACGCCCGCGAACATCGCCAAGAAATTGGCGTTGCTGCAGATGGTCATCGATGAGACCGGCGCTGCGCCGTGCGATGAGATCGTGAACCAGCATGGGACGAATTCGATCAGTGGCACGTCTACGCTGACCCAGCTGCAAGACTGGACGCGCGCAACACTTGCAAACTTCCGGGGCGTGGTGGGCGAGGATATGCCCGCAACCCAAGCCGAAATGATCGCCTATCCCGCCAGCTCGAACGGCTATGCCGATCTGGCTGGCCAGTCGGTCAACACCCAGAACGCTTATCCTGGCGGCGTGCGCTGGCAGTTCAACGCCAGCGTCGGCGGCGCGGATGGTCTGGGCGATCCGGCGGCGACGTTGCGCGCCGACGGCACCATCCAACACAGCTTCGCGCCCTGGCGCGAGGGCAGCTATGACACTGGCGCCAATCGCGACAAGCTGCGCATTCTGGAACCGCAGACGACGCTGGCGGCCGACTGGAGCAACGCCAGCAGCTTTTCGTCGGTGCTGCCATTCCAGGTCGGCGACTATGTCGTCGCGGCGGGCAGTTCGACCGAAGAGGCGATGGTCACGTCCGGGCCGAGCGGAACCGGCCCATATTCGCACGGCTCGGCGCTCCAGAGCTTTCCGCTGACCACGCTGCCGGCGGGCACGCCCATCCGGGCAACGATGCATGGCGGCGGGCTGCACCCGGGCAAGACCGGGCACGATATCTATGCGGCGTCAGTCGTCGCTTACAAGCAACAGCGGGGTTGGGCATGACAAATCTGCAACAGCGCCTATCGGAGGCGAGCGACGGCGACGTTATCGATCTGGGCGGCGACACGCTGCCTTTTCAGCGGCTCGCCGGCTTGTCTTTTGTCGAGCCGGTGACGATTGCCAACGGCTCGTTGTCCGGCCTGATGGTCAGCGACTGCGCGGGGCTGATCTTCCTCGACGTCCACATGGTCGCTGACCCGACCGAGCTTTACGGCTATCGCTTCAGCGGATGCGAGCGCATCAGGATCGACCGCTGCCGAGCGCAGAGTGACGACACGCTGCCGGTCGATCAGCAGCGGGTGACGCTGGTGTTCTTCGACGGATGTTCGGACGTGGCGGTTGAGCGCAGCGACTTCTCGCATGCGTGGCACGGGATTGAGCATCGCCGCACTACCCGCATCACGATCAGCGACAACCGCTTTCATCACCTGCGCACTGACGGCATCCGTGGCGGCGGCATGATCGACGGGCTGATCGAGGGAAACGAGTTCCGCGACTTTTTCGGTGCGGGCGTGATCGGCACCAGCGGCGATCACTGCGACGCGATCCAGTTCTGGACCACCGAGCGCACCGGGCGCAGTTCCAACGTGACCATCCGGCGCAACGCTATCCGGCGTGGGGCGGGTCGGCTGCTACAGGGCATGCTGCTGGACGGCATCGACGGTCTGACGGTCGACGACAACCTGGCCATCGGCACAATGTGGAATGGGATCCTGATTGCCGGCTGCACCGGCGCGTCCGTCACGCGCAACAAGGTGCTGGGCGATCAGGGCCAGCCAAGCCGCCTGCGCGTGGTGTCGATGGACGCCGTGGCTGAGATGACCGGCAACATCGCAGAGTTCGAATTGCCGAAAGGCGCTGAGGTGCCCGGAGCGAATGAAATCGTCGGGCTGCTTTCAACTGACGACCTGAGCAGGATCGAGGCTGATTGGCTGGCGCCTGATCAGCCCCAGTTGCCGCCGCAGGACAGCCTCGACGCGATCAAGTCGGAACTGCGCGAGCTGCTGCCCAAGGTTACGGCGGTGCTGGCTCGGTTGGAGGCGCTGTAGGCTCGGCCTGCTGTGATGTCGGTCAGGCAGAGGGCGTTATAGGGCACGGGCCGCTAGTGCGGCCCGCGCCGCGTCCGCGAGAAACCCGGACCGGTTGGAGGCAACACGGTCGATGCGGGCCAGCAGGCCTTCGTCGATCGTAACCTGGACGCGCACTGCGCGGCCGGGGCGTTCACCGCGCACCAAAACGCGGCAAACCTCGACTGAACCCTCTTCAGGCTGGATCGCGTCGATATCCCCCGGCGCGGGGAGGGCATCGCCATGCTCGATTGAGACGGAAAGGTGGCCGTTCAGGGCTTCCTCTGCCCCCTCAACTGCTTCCTGCACGGATGCGCCGGCTGAGACGCAGCCCGGCAGGTCGGGGAAGTAGACGCCGAACCCTTCCGGGCCGCGCTCGACGATAGCTGGATAATAGACGGTCGTCATGATCGCTTCCTTGGTGTGGATGCCGCTCCTTAAGGAAGCGGCACCCCAGTCTGTTTGCTTATGCTCTTCAGTGTCCCGATTGGTAGGTCCGCTTTGGGGTGAGGGACCGTGGCCGTTCCGGACTTTGTTGGGTGCCGGAAGTGTTTGTGGCTTCCTGTCTGCCGAACCTCGAACCATCCATCTGCTTCAATCCGTCTGATGACTTCCCTACTTTTCACTGCCTCGCTCCCTGTGTGTGTATTAGATACACACATATCTGCGGGGATGCAAGAGGCGATACACATAAATACACACCCCCGCACTGTTTTACGAACTGTTCCGATTATGTTCTGTTTATGGCAGCTAAGCCGCCATGGCCGCGAACCATCGATTCGAGACTATTGGCGACGCAGCCCGGAAGGGTGCGAACTTCGCTGTCGCCTGTAGCGGCTGCGATCGGCGGGCGGTGATCGACGGCCGATGGCTGGAGCGGATGTTCTTCGTGCGTCGATGGGACGGACGCATGTCGATGCTGGCGCTGCGGCTTCGCTGCGGGCGATGCGGTGCGCGGCCCGACCTGGTCCGCGTCACGCACCAGCGGCCGACGCTCGATCTGCCGCCGCGCACGGACGCGGAGTGGCGGCGGTTGGCCGCGCGGCTGCGAGGCTAAAGCCTGAGAATTTGAATAGAGACACTGCCCGTTCGGTCAGGCCGAGCGGGGGTTCCCGGCTGCAACCGAGAAACCGACGGACAGTGATCCGTCACGCGCAGCTGGCCTAGCTGCATACGCCCCGCACCTGCGCAACAGGCGGGCGCCCTGTG